CGAACCCACGATCTTCGCAGCTTCCGCCGCGCTCTCCCCCACACCCTTCAAAAAAGCATTGTCCGCCGCCGTCTCTAACTTGCCTAAATCTTCGCCTGCTAGCCCCGTGCTAATCGATAGCTGCTTGAGCGTCTTGTCAAACTCCGCGCCCGCTGCAAATGCTTCACCAAATGCGCCCGCTACTGCTCCAACGGTAGAGCTTAATATCTCCATCCCGCTAGACAATGCGCCTGCTAATGGGAAAGCAGCGGCAAGGCCGTTGCTCAATCCTTCTATTGCGCCCCCAGCGTCACCACCTTTTGCCGCTTCAAATGCGCTGGACAGTTCTTTTTTAATGTTGGCAATAACGCCTTCTGCTTTGCTACCGTCTATCTTTATAGTCTGCTTATCACCTAAATCTTGCAACTCGCTTTTAGCGGCTTTAATGTCGCTGTCATCAACTTTCGGCTTAATAGTTGGATCGATGTTGTCCAACTTTTTTGCTTCTGTTAATACAGTACCAAGCTGCTTCTTTAGGTCGCTGGCATCTATGTCTATTTTAACGGTAGCTTTTTCTGCCATTACTTCATTTCAAGTAGGGTGCTGCAATACTTCTGCACATCCGCGATTGTTACGTGATGCCAGAATCTTTCGGTCTCAAAATCTTTTGCGTCCTGTTCCGATAGCTTGGTTTTATCTGCGGTCGCTTTGATGCAGTCAATCCCGAGCATTAGCGCGCTCATTGTGTGCGGAAGCTCTTGCATTTGGCGATGCAATGCGGCTGCCTTTATCATGTTGCTCTTTGCCCATTCGGTCAAGTCTAGCTCGGTAAAAGTTCCGCCGTTGGTTATTGCCTTATCCACAAGCGCGGCAAACTCTGCATCTTCTGCGTACATTTTCGATACGCTTGCCATTATGCGGTCTTTGCTGTGCTCTTCAATGTATGCGCTGATCTTACCTTGCCATTCCTGCAAGAGCTTCGCGTTCGCTACCGATAGCGGGATAGGTTCAAAATTCATTGTGTGTCCTTCGAGGTTTGTTGAGACGCTTGCCGCTGGCTTTCTCGTACATGTATGCCTGTTCGCCCATGTCACCAGTCCACCACGGCTTCTTATAGTTAATTGCTTTTTGGATGTTTACCAGCTTGTAGAATTCCGCATACGCCATATCCATCACTTCGTAGTAACTCAATCCCCATTCGGGAGCGTATTGCAGAGCCATTGCCATAGATGATGCGGTAGCTGGTAACGTGTCGGTGTAGTTATCGTCTATGTCCATTGTAAAATTAGGATGCTCTTGCGAGAAACCGTACTTGTCTAACAGCTTCACTTCGTGAATTTTCCACATCGTCACCCGCCAAACTTCGTACAACTCATTGCTTGTGTGAGCTGCGAAATCGATCGACGTATTGAGCCACCTCCGAGGCCGTTACGTCCTGCCAAAATTCGCTGTCGTTTGCGCTCTTGATAGCATCCGATTCATGCTCTGATAGCTTGCTATAATCGACCGTAGCGCGTATGCAGTCAATGCCCATCAGCATAGACTCCATCGTCTGCGGGAAAGCGTCCAAGTTAAAGTACATCTGGCGCCCTATCTCGGGGCTATCTTTTAGCAGTACCACTAGCGAGTCTTTCAGTTCCTGCTCTGCTATGGCCTTTGCCGCTTCTGCCGTTATCGGCTCGTATTCCAGCTCTGCTTGCTTTGCTGCTTTGCGCTGCTCATTCTCGTATTCGTGCTGCGCTTTGTGTGCCTCTATTAGGGACACAATTCGCGCCTGAAGCGTTACGTTGTTGACCATGCCCACTTCGTCGATTAGCTCGGCTAACTCTTCGCTACCGTGCCGCAATCGTGCAATCGTGCGGAGCATATACTCGACGCTTCGTTGCTGTATGTGATTGCTGATTCTTTGATACCAGTCCTTGCAAATCTGTTGATTGCGGAGCGTGACCGGTAGATGGTCTATTTCTATGCCGTTTAATTTCATTGTGTGTCCTTAAAAATAGGGGGCTGATAACTGACGGGACACAGATCGCCAGCACCAGCCCCCAATATGCGTATTCCTACGCTAGATTACTCAAGTTCAACTAGCATCTTGCCGTACGGATGTGTAGAGGCCGAGATTGTAACCGTTGTGATTGATGTAGATGTAAGCCCGACGTAGCTAGTAAGAGCACCCGACGGTACAACAAGATTCGTCGTAATGCTTGTTGCAATAGCCGTTAGCGTTGGCTTAACGTAAGCTGTACCAGCAAAGTTTACAGAGCCAGATGACTTGCTAACCTTAACAAGTCCAGCCCATGCAAGGCGCTTGCCGTTGCCTGCGCCGTCTTTGATCGTTGCGCCACGTACAAGCATAGCAAGTGTCGTGCTGCCCGCTGATGTGCCCGCTACAATTTCGCCGTCTTCCATCGTCAGTTCTTCCGTTGTAGCTGATGATGTAGAAGCAGGTGCGTATGTCTGGACGAAGTCCCAGTACAGCTTGTCTGCTTGTACTTGATCGAGCGTCCATGTGCGAATACCGTTGTCATCATTGGCTCCGTCTGACGTGATTTGTGAATCACATGAATAGACAGGAGTTGTCGATGCAAAGGTTGTCTGTGTTGTGCCAACGGTAACCGTAAAGAACTCTGCCTTACGACCACCATTAATCACGAATCCAGATAGTGCCATTTCATTTCTCCATTTTAATTAGTGCTGTTAAATCGCGCACGTATGTATCGCGATAGAATGTATGCAGTCCGTGCTCTTCGTTGTTCTCTGCTAACCATCTGCCGATCAGATTAGTGTTGCGTATTAACTTCTTCTTGAGCACTTCACTTTCGCCGCTGTAACCATTGTGTGCGATTGTGATAGTTGTATCTATGATGCTGTATCCAGCACCGCGGATAGTGTGTGCAATCTGCTCATGTGCGTAACCTTCCCAGTAAAACTCTGGAGTGTTGCGATACATCCGCAATTGCCCGATGTTAAAGTATTCGTTTTCGTTTGCTTCGCCGATCAGCTTCTTATAGCATGACAGCGACGCTTGCCCTGCCATAAAACCACCTACGCCGCCGCCGTGCCGCATTGTTGCCTCTGCTATGCCTTCGTGTTGCTGCTCGCAAAGGTATTCGTCGCAGTCCATCCAGAAGATCCATTCCTTCGTAGCCATTTGACCGCATAGATTGCGAGCTTGTGCAAAGCTGAATTTTCCCTTTTCGTACGTCCACTCGCGCGAGCGGATTGTATGGTGCTCGTCGGTATGCTCTGTTACGTCGCTTACATGATGTTCGCGCCCCTGCTTATTTAGCAGGATGCAAACCTCCGCATTCTTTGGTAGTGAGCGAAGCATTCCCTGCATACTCTTGTGCATATCATCATGCGATGCGATAACGCAGAAGCTGACGGGGAAAGTATCTATTTGTGTGTCCCGTGTGTCCATGTGTCCTAGACTGGTCGTATAACAAAAGTGACAGTAGCAGCAACGCCCATCTGGATTTTATTGCTGCCCGTGTTGAATTCGCCTACGTTGCCGTCAACGTGCATTGACGTGATAGCCGTGTAAAATCTTCCGTCGTTGTTGCTGCCTATTGCGTCCAGATCGTACTGCTCTAAAGCATACTTGATTCGGCTAGCAATATCGCCCGCCCGCTCGTTAGCTATGCCTAGTTCGCTAGGGTCTGCCTCTATCATGGCATTGCACATGATCTCGACCAATGCACGACCAAGCCCCAAGCTCAAGCCCGTCTCTGCATCCGTATCATATTGCATCTGGCTAATGTATGGATAGCAGATAGTAGTATTTGACTCATACGCGTCTGGCCTCCAAATACGACGCGGAGTAAGATTGCCGTCGCTGTTGAGAGCATCGATGATTGTGTCCACAATGTACTGCATCGAATTGCTAGCCATTATCCGAACTCCTGTAAGAACTCATCTACGATGGTAGTTTCAAGCTCGCGTATCAATGCCTTGAACCCGTTAGCGTCTCTCATGTATGCAGCAAATCCCGGCTTTAGAAACGGTCTTGCCTTTGCGCGTGATGTGCCTTTCTCATTGTACAGCGCATACATAAGCGTCTGATTGATCTTGCCAGACTTCACAGGTGTGCGCGGATCGTAACCGTACTCAACTTCAAACTTGCCATTGCGAAATTCTACGTTTGAGATGTTGCCTTTACCGCCTTGACCAAGCGACCGCGATATGTTGCCGTATAGCGTACGTAGCTTCGTGCCTGTGTTTGGTCGTGGATAGTAACGCTGCCCGCTCTTTGATGTTTTCTGCCCTGCTTCGTTTGGATTCAGGTAGTCTTCCGTGTATACTTGCAAGTCTTCTGGAATGTTCTGTACAACATCCTTTACCGCTGCCAATATGCCACGCTCAAGCCGCGCTAATCTTTGTGAGAGATCGCTCATATTGTTACGCGAGTATATGGTGCGAGCCGTGGCTTAACGCGCGTACGCATTGCCTGCAAGGTCTTTGAGATGCTCATACCAGCTTCGCTTTCCGTGATGGCAGTCACACCGAATCGGTTTGCCTGCGGTGCGAATGGGGTCTCCATGTACAGCTCGGTTACCATCTCCGCAGCGCATATCTCTATAACGCTAGGGATGCTAGTATAGCCGATTGACATGACCGCTTCGTACTGCTTGTTGATGAAACCATCTTCAAGGTAGAGATATTTAACGCCGCGAATGTCCACAAGATTAGTAGTGCCCGTAACGGACTTGAAGGTATCACCGTAACTATCTCTGAACTTAAGCGCGCTCAACGTTACGGGCACGGTATAACCTGTTAGAAGCAACGTATCGCGCGTGCCTTCGTAGTAAGCTGTTACGCTTTCCTGAATGATGGGCTGATTGCAGATGTCTTTAATCTCATTGTCAACATAGCCAATTAGACGATCTATAAGACCGTCGCGGCTTGTGTCGATTGCTGCGATGTTTAACCAGTCCTGCTTGATTACTGCGCGCGATACGAGAGGCATTGTTTATTCCTTGATAGCAGAAGGTACGGGAGTCTCTGGCTTGATTGCCTTAACGTGCATCTTGCCTACGGTCATAATCGAGCCGTCTGGCAGCTTGACTACGCACGCGCTCGGAGTATCGTTTACTACTTCTACGTCAATGTCTTTTGCACCGTGGTTGATGGTTACCACTGCCTTGTTTTTGATCTTGCTAAAATCAATCATTGCTCTTACCATCCTTTGCAAAGAATCCGAGTGCGAAAAGTACGACGGCAATAATTGCGTCCTGTGGAATCACAACGCCAGTAATTGAATTGACCAGTACAGCCAATGCACCTACTACGCCTGTGACCGTTGTTTTCCAGTTGCTCATTAAAGCACCTTTGATAATTGTAAAAACATGCGGGATCAGTTTCATGTATCCCGTAAATCCTAGCTTTGTTTCACGTGGAACATGCGGCTGCAATTCGTTTGCAAGCGGCACGCGCTCGATAGGCGGAACGTAATCCTGACGCTTGGGCCAGAACTTGTAGCGCAGTACAACCTTCGATATGATTGGATCATCTGACAGCACGCTTGTATGCCTTACGTGGTTTTGGGTCTATGTTGCCTGTGCGCTCTTCTAATCTTACGAGCCGCTCGATAATCTCAACGATGCGCTGTGTGATTAGCTCATCTGATTTTTTGAGAGCAATAATTTCGTTGGTTGTATTGCTCATCACTTCGTGCATGGCGATGACGTTATCGCGTGTCTGCTTGAAGTCATTTACCAGCGTCTTCACCCAGAAGCCGATGATGGCCAGCATGGTAGACATGATAATACCAAAAAGCATTTCGATGGTCATGGTTTACAGCCCAAGTTTAGACTTTACCAGTTCCGCAAGAACTTCGTCATCGGATCCCCACGTTGCGAGTTCGTCGGCTGTAAAGTTTACCTGCACACCTGAAATACCGTTGCCGTTAGCATCGATGTAAGCAACACCGCAGAATGCGTATTGGTCTCCCTCGCCGAAACGAAAAATTACGTTATCAATAGCTATATATACGGCTTCCGCATATAACTGCTTCGGTGTGATTGGTGCAATGATTGGCATAGTTTTGTCCTTTCGTTTGTTATCCAGTTATTTTTACGCAACGAGCGTGTGCAAGCCATCTTATAGTCTTACTATTTTCTCCAGTTCCAACAATTTCTAGCCGGTCATCTGTGTTATTTGCTTGCACTGCAATAGTCCATGCACCAGCACTATCATCGCCTTGAGCCGTAACCGTTGGTGTTCCTACAAATGCCGTATTACCTGCGTTGTTGTCAATGCAGCCAGTAATCCTCCAAGATGAAGATTCGTTATCTGCATCTGTTCGTCTTGCTACCACAAGTATATCAAACCCAATTGTTGTGTCATTTGCAACTGCAATAGATGTGCCTGCAGTTAGACCATCGCTGACTAACAATGTGGCTGTGTTGTTTGTTGTAATGCACCGCAAAAGCTGTTCTTGCAGTTGCGCGTCGCCGTTTGCAGTAAATCTACCAGAGGCATAGGAATACATCCCGTAATTATTCGCAACTGACTGGAAGCCGTGAGCGTTTGATATTGCCGAGCTCGCCGTGTTGCCATTGCCACTAGTATTCGAGGACTCGCCTGAACTTGTGTTGCCATAACCAACAGAGGCCGAATATGTGCCACTAGCGGTATTAGCGTAACCGCCCGATACAGTTGAATATGTGCCTGATGCTATTTGGTCGCGACCACCTGAAATAACGGCGTGTTGTGCAGATGCTGCATTATTTTGTCCCCCTAAAATTGCGCAGTGTGTTGCAGTTGTTGTGTTGCCTTGTCCGCCAACAATGGTGTGGTGCGTGCCTGCGGTTGACATTGTATTTGTTTGGCCGCCGCTAATAACTGAATTTGCGCGGCCCGCATTATTAGAACGCCCAGATAAAACTGCGGAATACGCGGAATTAGTAATAGTATTTGACATGCCGCCACAAATAACGCCGTAACCAGAATTAGTTGTTAGTTGATTTGACTGGCCGCTGCCTATAAATGATTGATCGCAAGAATTGTTAATGGTATTTAGATACCCAGCTCCAATAAAAGATTGTGGAGCTGAACTGGTAATAGTATTAAATTCTCCACCGACAATACCAGCGTAAGTGCTCGAATTAGTATTTGAGTTCCCAGTAATAATACAGGAACCACTACCCGATGCGACGTTAAAGTTGTCCGATCTAGATCTTTGAAAATCTACGGCGCTTGCGCCTCGTTTGTTGCCGCCTGTATTCGTTCCGTCTGGCAATTGTGCTAATATCGCTCCACTGCCTTTTGGCTGCAAAACTATATCGGCATTCGTACTCGTTGCATCTACAAGCAACCTAGAAGCGTTAACCGTATTGTTTGGCGATGCTGTATTTTGCGAACTAGTAAAACCAGTTACACCACCCGCTGCGGAAATGGTCAGGGTCTCATCGCCCCCGTTGTTATTCTCGGTGAGTGTTACATTAGTTCCTGCCACTAGCTTTCCATTCAAATATCCAGCCGTTGTATCGTTAGATGATACTTTTGCTTTTTCATCAGCTGAAGAACCACCGCCGGAACCTTGACTAATTTGCGTTATCATGCTTCGTAATCCCTACGAGTATGGAACCATTGATACTGAATAGATGCAGATGCGGTTTCCTGTATAACTTTGACTGTTGAATTAGGGCCTACGTCAATTTGGTACATTTGATTTGCTACAAGCTGGAAACCAGTTGTAGATGTCGGTACTGTACCATCTAATGTAATACGCACATTTTGCGTATAAACCGTAATTAAAATTGCGTCTGCTGATGCGTCTGGCTTGATTAGTGTTACTGCGCTTGACAACGAGCTGTTAGTCGTATGCGTTCCCACTACAAGGCCTTGAAAACCTGTTAGTGCCATTTACTATATCTTTCATTAAGTGAGATCACCACGAGGCCCGAAGGCCCCGTAGTCATGTCACTTTAGACAATAAGATTAGCAGCGAGGCCACGCTGTGTTGCGTTGTCTTCTGTTGTAAGCGGATTGTAGAGATGCGCCGTGCAAGCGCCGAATGTACCTGTTGAGCCATCACCAGCCGTAGCGACTACATCCAGATAACGCTTGCGTCCCTTGAGATCGATGAAGAAGGCAAATACCTTGTTGTCATCGTCTGCTGTTGGAAGAGCAGCATATCCAGTTGCGCCGTATACAGCACCTGTAATATCAGCGGCTCCGCTCATGCCTGAATCGTCAGACTCTTGAACCTTGAGAGCAGTCATAGCGATATCAGTTGCGCCGAGTGCAAAGTAGATAGCTACCTTGTTAAAACCGAGCGTGTCGATCGTTGTTGTAGCGAACGAAGCTGCATCCTTGATAGCGGCAGGCGGCGTTACGTTTACAATCTTTGCGTTTTGCAAGTTATTCATTTGATCACCTTATGAGTTCTTTGTTACAAGAGCTGCAAGTGCGCCGCGCTGACGGCTTGCCGCTGTTGCTGATGCGTTACCGATATTCCACCAGTTTACGCCATAGCGAGCTGTGGACTTGTTGTATTGCGTGTCTGTTAGGAATCCAACTTCTTGCGAGCTTGTGATCGATAGACCGCGACGATCGCCGAACAAACCAGCTTGAGCAGCATCACCATAGAAGAGTACGAACTGGCTGTTCTCGGCTGTAAGCAGTGGCGTGTAAAGCTCATCTGTGAAGACAACTTCGGAACCGTTAAAAAACTGACGTGTTACGCCGTCTACGATCTGCGTTGCTGTGTTACCACCTACGGCTTGAATCAGAGGTACAATCGTGCCGTACCATACTTGCGAAGAAACGTAGAAGCGGTTATTCATTCCGGGGAATGTAGCAACCTTTGCTTGCGTCTTGATGATATCAGATAAAGTTACAGATGCAAGCGTTGCGCCCGTTGCAACTTGTACGCCCGCTGCGTATGCCTTGTTAGCATCCGTTGCCCATGTACCGCCGATATCAGTAACGAGCTTCTTGAATGATTCGGTCAAACCTACAAGGCCGTTGTACGTTGAAGTACCATCGCCCAAGAAAGCTACCTTGTCTTCTTGTACAGCGTGTGCGTAGCCGTGATCCTTTGCAATCTCTTCTGCGATTGCAGCGTATGAATCTTCGCCGAGCTCGATCGTGTTCTGTGTGAGAGCACCGAACTTCTTTGCTGTAAGCTGTACGCCGCTGAACTGAACATCTGAAGCTGTGTAGCTCTGGCCTTCGCCAAGTGCGTATACAGTCGTGCCGCCTACGTTACGGTTAACGGTACGTGTTTCGCTATTCATAGATACTACGTCCATGATACCGCGAGCTACGCCGCGCTCTTCGCGGTAGTACAGGATAGCTTGATCCAGTTCGTCAACAACAGTCAAACCACCAAGCGAGTTGCTCGTTGTTGCCATCGTCTTCTGCATTGGTACGCCGTTATCCTTGCACCATTGTGCCGAGCTAGCATCGCCAAGGTAAGCTGCAATCTGGCGTCCTGCCTTGTATGCCGCTGATCCTGCTTCGCTGCCGAACTGCTTGAATGCCTTGCCACGGTAGTGCTGGCCTGTGATCTTTGCGCCTTCTGCAACGAATCCAGAAGGTACTGGGGCCGCTGTCTTGAGTGCGTTAAGATCTGAAGCGTTCTTTGTCTTCATATCGTTAAGCGCCTTCTTTTGTTGGATGATTGTCATGATACGAGCGAGCTTGGCTTGTGCCTTTGCTGCACCCTCTACGGCTGCCGATACTTCTTCAACTTCGGCTGTTTCTTCAGATGCTTCTGCTAGAAGCGCCGCGATCTGTTCGCGGATTGTTGCTACTTCGGCTGCCATTGCTTCCGGTGTTTCAAATGTCCCGGCGAGAACAGCATCCAAAGCGGCGAGGATTTCTTCCCACGTCATTAGATTATCTCCATTGTGTTGATTGTTTGCATAAGCGATAGGAGTTGCTTGCGCTTTAACTCCTTATCGTCTGCCTTTGGTATTGGGTCTGTCTCTGCATGAAGCTGATACAGATTTTTTGAGACATCTTTCAATTGATCGGCAAGTGAAAGGATCATGCCTCGGATACGAGAGTTGAGCACACGGCCCGCTTTACTACGCATATCCGCGTATGCGAGTGCGTGCTCTTCTGATTGCTTGATAAGCGTAGCCGCTACATCCAGCTTTTCTTCGAGTGTCATAGCTTTTACGTTACTTGTCATGGTCATGGGATTAGCCCCTACCGTAACCGGTGACCATTCAATAATGTTCAGTTTGTTAAGTTCTTTTGTACCATCTGCCAGCGGCGTTGTCTCTACCTCTTCATAACCAAAGCTGTACTCATCCACGCTGCCAAACTTGATGTGCTCGTATGCGTCTTTGCCGTCGGTCGTGTTGAGGTTAAACAGGCCCTTCACATACAGCGCGCCGTTATCGCGTAGACGCTCTGGTAGACGCGCATCACCTGCTGCTATCTCTTCTGCTAGCACCGTCTTCCCAATCGGTCGCTGCATATCGTGCTGCCATACCATCTTGGGCAGCTTTGCTTCTATGCTTTCCTTGAATGCGCCGTAAATAACACGATCGCCGTATGAATCGACATTGCCGAAGACGCTTACGAACGCTTCAACACTGCCCTGCTCATCCGCCTTAAATTCTACTGGTATGTTCTTGTACTTCATTAGTTCCGTTCCTGTACTCGTGATCGGCGAACTGGACGTAAGGTACAGCGGCAGTTAATCGCTTCTTGTGGCTCCCCTAGTCCGGGGCCTTCGCCTGCTCCAGATACGAACTGGTCAAACGTCTCGCCCTCTTCAATCCATTCGCCGTCTAAATCTTTATGCGTCTTGCGTACGTCAGAATCACGCTGTGATAGCCACACTTGTACGACCTTACGCTTTGGATCTGTTTCCCGTGCATTGACGCGCTCGACTGTCTTGCGCTGCACTACCGTTGCCTGCGCTTTGCACGTAGTAACGGCGATCATCTTTGCGCGTGACGTCTGCATCTCGGTAAACTTTTCTAGCAGCGACTTTTGCACTTCCGCTGCCGGCTTGCCTGCGTTAGCTTCGAGAACTCTTGCCACGTCCTTTTTAGCCGTGTTCAAAGACTCTTTCATGTTCTCGGTAGACTTGCGGATTTGCTCATCACGGATTTGATCTGTCAAGCTCTGCACTTGCGTAAGATCACCGCCCACGCTTTCAAGCGTCATCTCGATGATCTGCGTACGCAATGCCTCCTGCGTAGCTTCATTGGCTGCTATAAACTGCCTAACCAAATCAGCTATGTTGATTGCATCCTCTGGAGCTTTTACCATTTTGTTGACGCCAACAAAACGATCGGCCTTT